TTACAGGTGTTTCAGCAACATCTACATTAGGTGATTTAGCTTATGCTGGCTCCATTGAAGGATGGGGCAGAGATGCCTGGGGAGATGGTAACTGGGGTGAAAATATTACCACTGTTTCTCTCACAGGAGTTTCAGCAACTACAACATTAGGAAGTCCCGCACCAGGATGGGGAGATGCTTCTTGGAATAATAGTAGTTTTAATGGTTGGGGTTATCCAGTAATTCCTCAACAACAAATGGGACTTACAGGAGTCTCAGCGACAACTACTCTAGGAACTCCTGTAGTTACTCCAGTTACCATTGCATCAGTGACAGGAGTTTCAGCAACTACTGCCGATGGTTCATTAAATATAGAAATTGGAGTTCCTTTAACGGGAGTTTCATCAACAACTTCTATAGGCTCTCCTACTGCAAGATCTTATAACACAACAACATTAACTGGAGTTTCTGCTACTACGGCACAGAATGGTGATGGTATAACTATTACTTCAAATCCAACGGTTCAGCCGTCAGGAGTTTCCGCTACCACTAGTGTAGGGGCGTTAGATCCTGCCGATGTAATGGGACTTACGGGAGTTTCAGCTACTACTTCTTTAGGAACGATTGCAACAATTCCAGATCAAGTAATGGGACTTACTGGACAGTCAGCAACAATTACTTTAGGAATCGTTTCACCTCTACATTATAAAGATGACACGATTACTGGGTCCACGTCCTATACAGATGTTGACATAACTGGTTCAACATCGTATACAGAAGATAAACACGCAGCAGGAGGATAAAATATGGCTTCAAATTATACAGGTTTAGGCGTTCAACTCATGACTACCGGCGAGAAGGCTGGTACGTGGGGAACTCTTACTAATACAAACTGGAATATCATGGAACAGATATCCGGCGGCTATACAGCACAAGCAGTAACAGATGGTGCTGATACAACTTTATCGGTTTCTGACGGATCAACAGGGGCTACTCTTGCACACAGAGTTATAGAATTTACAGGATCACTTTCCGCAAGTAGAAATGTAACTATTCCTTTGGATGTTCAAACTTTTTATATAATTAAAAATTCATGTGACGATGCTGTAGTTTTTAAATATGTAAGTGGCTCTGGGAGCAGTGTTACTTTTGCAGCTAGCGATGTGAAAATAGTTTATGCAACGGCTAATGATGGTACGAATCCAGATCTAGTTGATTGTGGATTCGGAACTGGAGATGTAACTCTTACAGGAACACAGACTTTAACAAACAAAACTTTAACTAGTCCTAAAATTGGAACTTCTATTTTAGATACCAATGGACTTCAATTAGCTCTTCTAACAGCTACAGGATCTGCGGTAAATGAATTCACGATAGCTAATGCAGCAGCAGGTGCTGGACCTACTTTATCTTCAACAGGTGATGAGGCTAATGTTGATATAAATTTAAATCCTAAAGGATCAGGAGTACTTAAATCAGGAACAGCAGCAGTTAAAATTGCAGGGACCGAAACTATTTTTGTTCCTGCACAAGCAATGTTTGGTACAACAACAAATGGTGCTGAAGCGAATGCCGTTGAAACTACAGCAACTAGACCTGAAATGAAGGTTTTAGATTTTGATGCAAGTACTATTGAATATGCACAGTTTTCTATTGCAATGCCTAAATCATGGAATGAAGGTACATTAACGTTCCAAGCTTTTTGGAGTCCAAGTAACACAGATACAGGGGCCGCTTTAATTGGTCTTCAAGGTATTAGTGTTGCGAACGATGCTACGTCTGACGTAGCTTTCCCAACAGCTGTAGATGTTACAGATAATGGTACAGGTACAGTTGAAGATGTATTAGTTAGTCCAGTGAGTGCTGCAGTAACAGTTACATCAGCAGCAGCGGATACATATACATATTTTCAAGTTGCCAGAAATGCAACAAGTGGCAGTGACTCCTTTACAGGGGATGTAAGATTATTAGGAATTAAATTATTTTATACTACAGACGCGGCTAACGACGCATAGGAGAAATAAATGTCTTTTGGATATCAAGTTTTAGGATTTGGATCAGGAGCCGCTGCCGCAGGTCCCTATGAGATAGAATATTTAGTTGTCGCTGGTGGTGGAGGTGGTCATTCAGGCCATGCTGGTGGTGCTGGTGCTGGTGGAATTTTAACTGCCACAGGATTAGAATTAACAGGTGGAGAAGATTATACGGTTACTGTCGGTGCTGGTGGTCCAGCTGGCTCAGGATCTTCTTCTGATGGTGGCAGTAGTATTTTAAGTGGAACAGGAATTTCAACACTAAGTGCTGGAGGGGGCGGCGGTGTTGTTCGTCCTGGTGTTGCTACTAATGGAAGTGGTGGTGGCGGTGGTATTGGACAAAGTGGTGCTGCTGGTGATGGTACTGGCGGTAACGGTGGTAATGGAGGTCCTGGTGGCCCAGGTGGTGCTCCAAATTATATTGGCGGCGGCGGCGGCGGTGCTGGTGCTAATGGTCAAACTGGAGGTACAAGTTCTGGTGGTGCTGGCGGAAATGGTTCAATTACAACTATAATGACTACAACAATGGCAACCAATAATTCTGTTGGTGAAGTAGACGGTTCAGATGTTTACTTTTCTGGTGGAGGCGGTGCTAGTGCTTATTCAGGAGGAAGTCCTGCTGGAGGAAAAGGCGGCGGCGGAACTGGCGGTCATAGTGGTTCAGGTGTTGGAGGTACAAATACTGGAGGTGGGGGTGCTAGTAGATATTCTAGTTCCACTGGTACTGGTGGTTCAGGATGCGTTGTTCTAAAAATGCTTACTGCAGATTATTCTTCTACAACAACAGGTTCGCCTGATGTAGATACTGATGGCAGTTATACAATTTTAACATTTACAGGAAGTGGGAGCTACACAGCATAATGGCACACTTTGCAAAATTAAATCAGAATAATATAGTTATCACAGTCATTGGGGTTCATAACAGTGAATTACTTGTTGACGGAGTTGAAAATGAACAGAAAGGAGTAGATTTTTTAAATAACTTATATAAAACAAGTGATGTTTGGAAACAAACTTCTTATAATACACAAGGAGGCGTTCACAAACTAGGCGAAACACCTCTTAGAAAAAATTATGCTGGAACAGGACATACTTATGATGAAACTAGAGATGCTTTTATTTCACCGCAACCCTATCCATCTTGGACATTAAACGAAGATACTTGTCAATGGGAAGCTCCCGTTGCTAGACCTGATGATGGAAAAAATTATGATTGGAACGAAGAAACACAAACATGGAGTAGTTCCATATAAAAAAACAAAAACGTGATGAAATAACATAATGGCAGAAAGAAGTTGATAGTGTGGCTGGTTTTTTAAACCTGAATGAAATAATTATTGTTGGAGGAGGCACGGCAGGTTGGATGACCGCATCCACTCTTGTAAAATGTTTTCCGCGAAAAAAAATTACTTTAATTGAGAGTCCAAATATTCCAACAGTGGGTGTTGGAGAAAGTACCTTAGGTCAAATTAGAGGTTGGCAAGCCATGTTAGGTATTAAAGATAAAGACTTTATGCCAGCGTGTGATGCTACTTATAAACTTAGCATTAAATTTACTGATTTTTATAAAAAAGGAGAGGCTTTTCATTATCCTTTTGGAAACCCTTATCTTGAAGGCAACGAATCAGCAATGAATGATTGGTGGTTTAAGAAATTTTTATATCCTAAAACCCCCTATTCTGATTATGCCGTATGCAATTATCCCCAAATGGCGTTGGTTAATGAAAACAAATGTTTTTTTAATACGAATAATAAAATACCTTTTCAATTTCATAAACATACCGCTTTTCAGTTTGATGCCACTAAGTTTGGTTTATGGTTAAGAGATAATGTTTGTATTCCAGGTGGATTAAAACACATCAAAGAAGAAATCAAAACAATCGAACAGGATAAAGACGGAATTAAAACCCTTAATGGAAAATATAAAGCGGATTTATTTATTGATTGCACTGGGTTTAAATCTTTATTATTAGAACAAACACTTAAAGAACCTTTTATTAATCTAGCTTCTACTCTGCCTAATAACTCTGCTTGGTGTACTCGTATTCCTTATATAAATAAACGAAAACAATTAGTAGGTTATACTAATTGTACAGCGGTTGAAAACGGCTGGATATGGAACATTCCTTTGTGGAGCAGAATGGGTTGTGGTTATGTTTATTCAGATAAATTTATTAGTGATGATGATGCTTTAAAAGAATTTCAAAAACATATTGGAACTAAAGAATTAGATTTTAAAAAGATTAAATTTAAAACTGGAATACATAATAAATTATGGGTAAAAAATGTTTGTGCTATTGGACTGTCAGCAGGTTTCATAGAGCCTTTAGAAAGTAATGGTCTATATTCCACACATGAATTTATCCTTCAATTAGTTAGAACTCTACAAAGACCTATGGTTTCACAGTGGGATAGAGATGTTTTCACATCTAGCTGTAAAAGAGCTCATTATACTTTTTATGAATTTGTAGCCATGCACTATGCTCTTTCTCATCGACAAGATACTCCGTACTGGAGAAATAATTTTAATAGGCAATGGTCGGAAGAGATGTTAAATTTAGTTCCTAGTTCCTATTATGGATTCACTCGAGTTGTTATGGAGAGAGGACAGCTTTATAGATTTACAGATCCATTAGCAGGTATTCATTGTATTGCGGCTGGGATGCACTGGAGTCCAACTGATATTCCATCCTTGATTAAAGGTAATGTAGATTCTGATATGGATAGTTGGAAGAAGAAATGGAAAACGACAGCCGCTCGTTTAGATAAAAGAAAAGATGAATGGAAAAAGGCTGTTAAAGACGCACCCATTATGTATGATTTCTTAAAAGATAATCTTTATGAGGAATCCTGAGTGCAATTAAAATATAATTACTGGTATTATCGCAAAGCTCTAAAAAAAGAACTATGTGATAAAATCATATCTCTTTGTTTAAAGCAAAACCAGGGGAAAGCAAGCATTGCAGAGGAAGATGACAAAGAAGGAAGATATGCATTAGCAGAGGATGCAGATAAACTAAGAGATTGCTACACTTCTTGGATAAATGATCCATGGATTTATGACATTTTAAATCCTTTTATTCATGCAGCCAATAAACAAGCTGGTTGGAATTTTCAATGGGATTGGAACGAACCGAGCCAATTTACTGTGTATAATAAAAATCAGTTTTATGGTTGGCATTGTGATCAACTGTCCACTCCTTACAATGACACCAATACAGAGTTTCCCCAAGAAAATTTTAATAATAAATATAGGAAACTGTCATTAACCCTACAATTAACACCGTCGTCAGAATATAAAGGCGGTGACTTTCAGTTCAAATGGTTTGATTATGGAAAAGTAAAAATAAAACAACTTAAAAATGGCAGAGAGTTAGGAACCCTTATTATCTTTCCATCTTTTATATGGCATCAAGTTACTCCGGTTACTGAAGGAACAAGACAATCTTTAGTTAATTGGTCGATCGGAAAGCCTTTTAAATAATACTCTTCTCTTGATTCTCTCCTCCTCCTGATATAATCTTAAATCCGGAGTTTTATATGCTACATAAAATCAGATTAAAACCAGGTTTAGACAAACAATCATCAGATACCGGCGCCGAAGGAAAATGGGTTAATGGCGATTATATGCGTTTCCGTTATGGCTTTCCTGAAAAAATTGGAGGCTGGCAACAGCTTGTAGCCGACACCTTAGTAGGAGCAGGAAGAGATCAACATACGTGGGTTGATCTGGCGGGTAACCGTTTTGCTGCTATTGGTACCAATAAATGCCTTTATATTTATTATGAAGGATCGGTCTATGATATTACACCGTTAGATTTAACTCGAACAGAGAGCGGTGCTTCTTTTTCTTTTGATGCTACAACAACCGTTACTATTACAACATCTGGAAGTCATGGAGCAGAAGTAGGAGACATTATTCTTCTTGATACTGTCTCAGGAGTTACCGCTTTAGGAATAGGATTTACAGACGCTGATTTTGAAGATGTTAAATTTGAAGTTACAGCTGTTCCCTCAGCTACCACTATGGAAGTTACAATGGGAAGCGCTGCAAGTGGAACCGCTTCAGGAGGAAGTACTGACGTAGAATTTTATTATGTTATTGGACCTATCACTCAGGGATATGGCTATGGATGGGGCACTAATACTTTTGGAGGTTATACGACTCCTCTTACTTCTACAACTTTAAATGGTGCATTATTAAATGATACTGCAGGAACAGGTGGAGTTGGAACCAGTATTACTCTTACATCTACTACAGGTTTTACGGATCCTGGAACTATTTTAGTAGAAAGCGAACTTATTACTTATACAGGAATTTCAGGTAATGACTTAACGGGAATTACTAGAGGAACGAATGGAACATCTAAAGCTGCTCATTCAAGTTTAACCCTTACTTATGATGCTACAGACTTTGTGGGATGGGGAAGTGCGAGTACGTCTTCTAATATTGTAATAGAACCAGGTCAATGGAGACTGTTAAATTATGGTGAGAATCTATTAGCCCTTGTTCATAATAACAAAATTTTTCAATGGGAACCTTCTATTCCTAATTTATCGGTACGCGCTGTGCTTGTAACAGGAACTCAAGTTCCCACCGCATCAAGAGATATGGTGCTTTCAGTACCAGACAGGCATTTAATTTGTATTGGAACAGAAACAACTTTACAAAGTTCAACTACTCAAGATGACATGTTTGTACGGTGGTCAAATCAAGAATCTATAACCGTATGGACTCCAACGGCTACCAATACAGCAGGTAGTCAAAGACTAACGGATGGCTCAAAATTATTAGGAGGAATTGTAGGAAAGACAGCCGTATATATTTGGTCGGATACAGCGATGTATACCATGAAGTTTATCGGACAGCCATTTACATTTGGTTTTCAACAAGTAGGAACCAACTGTGGAATGTCCAGTCAACATGCTGCAGCAGAAGTTGATGGCATAGCTTATTGGATGGGACCAAGTGGATTTTTTCAATTTAATGGAAGCAGAGTTCAAACGATGCCATGCTTGGTTGAAGATTATGTTTTCGAAGATATTAATACTGATGCCAATCAACAGATTCATGTAGCGGTTAATGCTTTATTCGGAGAGATTACCTGGTTTTATCCTAGTTTGGGTTCAGACTTTGTGGATCGATCCGTTACCTATAATTATTTATCATCTACTCCTGAGAATCCTATTTGGACCGTTTCCTCTTTGGCGCGTTCAACGTGGACTATCGAAGGAGTTTTTGCTAAGCCTTATTCAACAGAATATAAAGCCGGTGTTGCTCCTACTAATCCAACAGTGGTTGGAATTTCAAATGGTGCAAGCTATTACTGGGAACAAGAAAAAGGAACCGATGAAGTATTTACTGATGGAACCACGAATGCCGTTGCGGCTAGTATAGAATCAGGAGATTATGATATTGGAGAGGCCGAAGGAGATGCAGGCGAAGGAGAATTTATGATGCGTATCAGTAGAATTATTCCTGACTTTGGAGCTCAAACAGGAACTGCTAAAGTTTATTTAAATACTAAAGCTTTTCCGAGCAGCACTGCCGCTTCTACTTCTTATAATGCCACTACTTCTACTACACAGATTTTTACAAGACAAAGAGCACGCCAAATTGCTATTAAAGTAGGGAATGTAGACAAGGGACAGACATGGAGAATGGGAACTTTTAGATTAGATATTCACGCAGGAGGCAGAAGATAATGGCAAAAATTTCAGAAGTAATAGCAGGTATTATAGGTCCTGAATTTGATGCAATCAATGTTCAAGGGCTTGCAGATAATGTAGGGTCCGTAGTTCAAAAATTAAATACAACTTATCAACAACAATTAACCGATGAGTACGAAGCCTTTACTTTGTTCATGGGTTAGGATATATTAAGGAAAAAGAAGAATGGCCAATAAATATATTAATAAAGCATTCAGTCTGACAACTACTGATCCTACAACCATTTATACAGTACCAGCTGAAACGGTTGCCATCGTCAAAGTAGTTCAGGGATTTAATGATACGGCCAGTGCAGTAACTGTAACCATGGCGTTTACTGATACCAGCGCTACTACCGCTTATGATATAGGATATGTATCAAGCAGCACTGTTGAACAGTTTAGTTTATTGACTGATGATTTATTGGTACTTGAAGAATCAGATATTTTAAAACTTACAGCCAGTGCAGCTAATCAAATTACAGGAGTAGCCAGTATTTTAGAACAGGACAGGACTTAATGGATGTCGAAAAAATTAAATGTAAGACTGAAATTAAGATTTCTAATATAAAAACAGGAAAGATTTATAAAGACGAACAAGAAGTAGAAATAGAGATATTAAAACAAAACGTGACTCCAGAAAACATTCGTCGAGATGTTAAGGTTATTGTTCCAGAAGGTCTTGATGTCTTTGGTGAAAAGCCATTAAAATAATGGGACCCCAGGGTGGAACAGAACTTCAGCTTAAAGAATTAGTAAAACGAGTTCCAAGAGAATACTGGAAACGTTTTAAAATAGTTACATCGGTTCCAGAAAAGAAGCCCCTGCATCGGGGAAAGATCAATGTCCTCTGGCAAAAAAACAGCTACGATCAACCCAATATTTATCCCTGGTTCCGAAACAAAGACAACCATACAAAGTACGACTGGTATGTATTCAACAGCCATTGGAATTATGAAAAATATAGAATGCTTTTTGACATCCCGACCGAGAGATGTACTGTTATCAAGAATGCTATCCCTACTGTCGATTGGAAAGAAAAAAAATTTTACAAGCATGGAAATAAACTAAAACTTATTTATTGTTCTACACCCTGGAGAGGATTAAATATTCTGCTTGCGACGATGAACCTTCTTAAAGACGAGGATATTGAGCTTCATCTTTATAGTTCTACCAAAATCTATGGAGCAGACTTTGATGAAAAAAATAAATCTTTATATGCAGCACTTTTTAATCAGGCTGATGCTCTGAAAAATGTCCATAACCATGGATACCTAGATAATCAAAGTTTGATTTCTAAAATGGAGGATACCCATGTCTTTGTTCATCCTTCGATTTGGGAAGAGACTTCATGTATATCAGCTATCGAGGCTATGGCAGCAGGCAACGCGGCTCTAGTGACTAACTTCGGTGC